GACGGGTCAGACCTCTCAAGGAGCAAGTGCCGTCGCCGTGGGGCATGCGACGGGTGCGTTAAATCAGGGAGGTGAAACCGTTGCCGTAGGGCTTGTGGCGGGTAAGAGCGATCAGGGATTCCGCAGTATAGCTATAGGGGCGTACGCGGGTGAGTGCCAGCAAGCAGCGAGTTCAATCGCTATTGGTCGTGTGACTGGTTATATCAGTCAGGGCTTAGACGCCATTGCTATAGGACGTACTGCGGCTTACTCCAATCAGGGATCGGGCTGCATCGCCATAGGGTTTGATGCGGGTCGTGATAATCATGGAGAAAGAAGCATCGCTATTGGGCTGGAAGCGGGAGAATTCAATCAGGCGAGTCGTTCTATAGCTATTGGACGAGGTGCGGCTCAGTCCACTCAGTCAATATATTCCGTTGCTATTGGGGACGCGGCGGGACAATGCAATCAGTCAAGCCGCGCTATAGCTATAGGGCTTGCGGCGGGACAAATCACTCAGGGATGCCGATCTGTCGCCATTGGGGAGGGGGCGGCAACTACCTCTCAGTCGTTTAACGCCGTCGCCATAGGATTTGAGGCGGGTGATTCTGGTCAAGGACAAGATTCCGTCGCCATTGGGCAGCAGTCGGGTTTCTCCAATCAGGGAGTCCAGTGCGTCGCCGTTGGGGACATAGCGGGTCAGTATAATCAGGGGAACAACGCCGTCGCCGTGGGGTACTTGGCGGGTCGGACCTACCAGTCGGCGAATTCCGTCGCCGTGGGCGCCGAGGCGGCTCGGTCCTATCAAAGCGGCGGCACCGTCGGCGTTGGAGGGTACGCGGCTTACTCCAATCAGGGGTCGTACTGCGTCGCCATTGGGTGGAACGCGGGTTACACCAATCAGAAGTCGTACGCCGTTGCCATTGGGAGAGATGCGGGTAAGGTCACTCAGGGAACTGATTCCATCGCGATCGGATTAAATGCGGGTGAGACCAATCAACACGACAATACCATAGTGCTCAATGCCTCGGGCTCCGTGGTGAACACAAATCGAACTAATGCAATGTTCGTGAGAATAATACGTAATTCTGGTGCATTGAGCTATAGTAGCGGTGATTATGAAGTGTATGGAAATTCGTCTGATGACCGCGTAAAGCACAATGAAACATACATCAAAAACGCCCTCCAAACAATTATGAAACTCAAACCCCAAACATATGATAAAGCTTTCGATTTAGATTCTAATGCATATATCGAACAGCATGAATCTGGGTTCATGGCACAGGATATATGGTACGATATTCCTGAAATGCGACACATTGTAATCCTCGCTCCGACTGCTGATCCCACCCCCGAAAAACCACCCGCTCCAAGTGGTGACCCCGCTGACGATCCCGATTACTCCGCTTGGGGTAAAGAGCTTTCAACACTTCACTATCATCAGGTAATTCCGTTCCTTACAAAAGCGGTTCAGGAAGTTGCTGTGGAGGTACCGAGGGCGAAGACAACCGTATCTAACACGTGGGGTCAGAATATCACAGGTCTTGTCGTCAGTGCAGACACAAACAAACACAAAACGAACACAGTTCCAATTGTAAATCTCAGTAACGTCTCGATGGATAAAAGTTGGTATGGAGTTGTTTCCAGTGAGAAAACCGACTCGACAGATTATGATACACTTGTGGATATAAAGGGTGATACACGAGTTTGGGTCACGGATGTTGGTGGGTCTCTGGAGTCTGGTGACTTCATCACAACTTCAAATATTGCTCCGGGCTTCACACAAAAACAAAGTGATGATCTCGTTCATAATTATACAATTGGAAAAATAACCCAAGATTGTGATTTTACAGAACCATCGAATGTAACATTAAAGGTACCTAGACAAGAACTTTCGAATGTGACGTATTATATTCACCAAACTCAAGTGAGAATTTCCGAAGAGGATTATAATAGAATAGGAATGGAAAGTAAAAAAACTACCGGATACGACACAATGTATCGAAAAAATGATAACAGCGAAGAAATCAATCAAAACACGTACGATAGTTTTGATTCGTCGGAACAGGAAGAATATGAACCCTTCCAAAAATTAATATACTACCGTTTAGATAGGCACGAAACCAAGTTTCCACGCGAATCCCACACTATAACCGAGGTTCGTCAAGAACTCGTTGATGTCCTCGATGAAAACGGACAGATCGTATGGGAAGATACTGCTAATACGGTACCAGTATACACCCTCGTCGATCACGGAACCTATAAGGCGGCTCTCGTGTCATGCAAGCTTATTTAATCACTATAAATCCAGTGATGATATATTTATTACCCATTTTGATTTCCTGACCTCGATGCGGGTAGGTCCACGTTGATGGAAAAAAAACTATTTTACCCTGTTCAGGTTTGACCTTTTTACCATTTAAAAATTCAGTACATCCATCATTCTCATTTAAATAAATGATAAAAGCGAATATTCTGTTTACACCGGATATACTGTCGATATGCCACTTAAAAAAGTCTCCCACTTTATATCGCTGTATCTGAAGTCCAGTCATGCCGATATCACTAAAAGTATTTCTTATAAAACATTCTACTTTGGCAAAGGGACCCTGAAACAGATAATCAAAGTATCTATATATACCCGTAGCTAAAATACGTTCTAATTGGTCGTAAATGGTTTCCCATTCTGGTTTATTGACTATATGTAAATCCATCGTCTTTTTTAAGTTTTCATTTACGATTTTTTTACCAACTCCAACCTGTCCATGCAATTTATCAGGATCATTCTCAAACCTTTCTATGATTTCTTTACATAAATCATTTGGCACAACATCATGAGCTTCGTAGATGTATTCCATTTGTAAATTTTATCGGTATTTTTTTATATCAGTAAAGTAAATAATGGGTGTCATTATAAATGAAACTATTACACTCTCAAACGGTCTTACTGTTACGGATCCCTATGCATCCCTATTTACTAACGATATTAGGATAGAAAAGCGTGTGGAGAAGGTCTCAACCACAACAAAATACATCCTCGATGGTTGCTTCTCCATGTGGGTAAATAAAGACATGCGCAACGATGATAAGGGGAGTATCGGTTCTATTCCCATCAGGCTCGAATCCACTACCCCGTTCACGGGGAATGTGTATGATACACTATACAATAAGCTTAAAACCATGAAAACATGCACTGATGCGGTCTAAGTCCTACGGACTTCGCAGAAGTCGTTCCAATCGACTTTGTTGATTGCCCCCCTCCCCCTTCTTACAAATTGCATCCCAGTTTGTAAGTCGTCATCCCGAGTGGCTTCGCCACTCGTATCTAACCTTAAAGTCCTACGGACTTCGAAGCTTAAAAATAAACTCTCACTATAATATAAAATGTCTGGTGGTATCGCCCAACTTGTCGCCATAGGTGCTCAGGATGTACACCTCGTCGGTCAGCCCGAGGTATCTTTTTTTAGGTCTACCTACAAGCGCCATACGAATTTTTCCCAAACTGTCGAGCGTCAGGTCATCCAAGGCAACGTCTCGAATGGTGGTATGTCTACCGTCCGCTTCGAGCGGAAGGGTGACATGCTCAACTATGTCTATCTCATGCCCATCAAGTCTGATGGCACCCAGTCCAACGTCGTTCCCGACTGGACTACCGCCATATCCAAGGTGGAGCTTCTAGTGGGAGGTCAAGTTATTGATGACCAGGATTCCACTTACTCCACTCTCATCGCTCCCACTCTCTCGGCTACTTCCTCCGCCAAGTCTGTTGCGGGTGACCTCTACGGTGGTTCCACCAATGAGCGGTTCTACCCCCTCCGTTTTGCTTTCTGTGAGAACTGGCAGACGGCCATACCTCTCATTTCGCTTCAGTATCACGATGTGGAGCTTCGAATCACTTGGGGTTCGGGTGCCACCACCTACAAGTGGGAGGTCTACGCCAACTACGCCTACCTCGACACCCAGGAGCGCGAGGTCTTCGCCTCCCAGCCCCAAAACATGCTCATCACGCAGGTACAGAAAGCTGTTGCCTCTGGCTCTAAGATGCAGGAGCTAAATTTCAACCATCCCGTGAAGTACCTCGCCTCTGGTAATAGTGGCGGTGTAACCATGCTCGGTAACACTAATAAACTCAAGCTTCAGATTAATGGCACTGACGTGGCCGACTTCAAGTTTGCCAACCCTAACTTCACCTCCGTCCCTCTCTACTACCACACTTCCCATGGTAATTCCACCCCAGGTGCCAATCTGTTCACTTATCCCTTCTGCCTCGAAACTGGTAAGCTCCAGCCCACGGGCACTCTCAATTTCAGCCGACTCGATTCGGCTCGTATCATTAACGACACACTCAATTCTTCGGATGACATATATGCCGTAAATTACAATATTCTTCGTATTGAGAATGGTATGGGCGGTCTTTTATATTCTAACTAAATAGTATATGATGTTTTGGAAGATTGTCTTCCTCCTCGCCATCGTTTTTGTATTGACGTACGATCCTAACTCCAGGACACTCGAAAAGTTTGTCGGTCAGCCCACGCCTCCCACAAACAAATCGTGTGAACATGCGCATTACGAAGCCGTCCAATTCGCCCAGACCCCGTATGAGTGTCCTACAGCTGGTAAAACCAAAATGGGTGCCGTGATGTAGAATGCTTAAAAAGAAAAAGATATTTTCAAGTATAATGGTTCCAGTAAATAAAGATACTCTTCTTATCGTGGGTATCATCGTATGTGTTCTAGGCATCATCTTCTTGTTTAAGGAGTTGAACAAGACGAAGCAGGACATCGATGGCTTCAAGAACTTTTCGGCTCAGGTCGTCAGGCACCTGTCGGCTCCTCCCGAACCCGTTCCCATTGAGACTGTAGAGAAGGAGGAAGAGGTTAAGGAGGAAAAATCCGAGGAATAAACATATCGGCTTATTATAACTTGCGAATGCGCAATGAAAAAGTACAAAGCGATTGCAATACCGGTTAGCTTTGCTGATGGGAAACCTCGGTTTCTCACAGTAAGGGATTGGCGCTTCAAGGATTGGATTTTTGTCACCGGAGGGTGCAGGCGAAGAGAAATTTTCAATCCTCTCAGATGTGCCCTAAGAGAATTAGAAGAGGAGACACGTGGAGTTGTTTCCTTAAAAAATGGTGAGTATACAGAATTTAAATTTACAGTCAGGGAAAGTCCAAATGTAGAACTCGAATATAACGTGTACATATTTTTTGTCAACTTCACTCGTTCAGAACAAAATGCACAGGTAAGAAAGTTCTATGAGGAGAAGCATAAAATGCAATTAAAAAAACTCAATAATCAACCAATTCGTAAGACCCACGACGAAAACGATTACATGAGTTATGACACCCTCGAGGAATTTAACTCACGTAAACGTTGGAAATTAATAATCGATAATGTTTTGAGAAATCCACAATTTTATGCGTGTATAAGTTCTCACAATAGAAAAACCTTCTCTATTAAATAATGAAGTCCAAGGCTTTTATTTTACGACAGATTGGTGATTTACTCGAAAAGAACAGGGGACTATGTGACCAAGAAATAGAGGAGTGGTACAAGGAGAACGAGAACAAGACTGTCTATGAACTCCTCACCTTTAAGAAGGAACTTTCTCAAACAAAGGAATATCCAGATGTATCGTGTATGAAGTGGTTTAGAGATGACAATAGATAAAAAGGTATGTTTAATAAATGGTACGCCAACAACGCAACCAATCTATCACATGTGCTCATGGACGGAGGAAAACTCTCTGTGCCATTTGATAGCTTGAATGAATTTTTTGACACGTACATAGAAGCAGTCAGAACGGGAAAGAAGATTTATGTCGTAGAACAAAAGAGTGAGACGTATAACTTCTTCGTAGACATCGACTACAAGGATAAAGATCCTTTGGGCATCGATGATATTCACGACATCTGTAAAGTTATATGCCAAACGGTGAGACTCTATAGCTCAGTTGAGTGTCTCATATCTGTAGCTCTCCCTAAAACGTGTGGATCCCTAATGAAGACCGGTGTTCATCTCAATTGGTCTGGTCTCGTCGTAGACCAGGCTTCAGCCATCGCTCTGCGCGAACATATTCTCGTAGCTCTCTCTAAATTTAGAGGTGGAACGGATTGGAACGAAATCATCGACGCAGCCGTCTATGGCAGCATCGCACGTAAATCCAAAGGTAGTGGTTTCAGGATGCCGTGGTCCCATAAAAGAGCTAAGCACGACGCTTGCAACGGTAGAGGATGTGAAGAATGTGACAAAGGTCACATCGACCAACTTCCCTACCTACCCCTATTCATCTACACGAAAGACCCTCTATCGACGATGATGAGAATAAATCAAACACCAGACCTTAAAATTCTCAAAATGGCAGCTGTTCGAACGGACGCACCGAAAAATGTCAATGTAGAACCACCCTCAGTCTCTATAAAAGAGGGTTCGTTTTCCAATGCGGAGATGAAAGATGAAGTATGCGACGAAGACCTCAGGTGCCGTGTAGAATCATTCATTCGTCGACATATGGAGGGTCAAGGTGATGCCTACATCACGAAGATTTTTAAATTCAAGGAGACTTATCTGGTGGGTACAAACTCTAAATACTGTGAAAACTTACGAAGGACCCATAGTTCAAATCACGTGTGGTTCATAATCAGTGGAAGGTATATTCTTCAAAAATGTTTCTGTCGCTGTGAGACCATCAGGGGGAGGAGAGATGGCTTCTGTAAAGATTTCTGTGGTCGTCGTCATCAACTCACACCGGACATCGTTGAGAAATTATATCCCAAAAAGGAGACCATCAAAATGTGCCCAGAAATTAAAAAGTTTGTGGAAAAGCCCAAGATTAAACACTCAGACGTAAAACCAGAACTTGAAAGTTTTATCAATAAGTTCATGAAGACAAATGGTGATGTTGGAATTGTAAATATCGCCAGGGAAAAGGGTAATTTTTTAGTCATGACAACTTCTACGTATTGTGAAACTATATCAGGCGAACATGAAAATAAAACGATGTCCTACATCATCAGTAAGAATAAGATAAAACAAAAGTGTCCCATCTGTAAAAGAAGTAAGGCGAGAACTCACACGTTACATTCAGGAATAACTGAGAAACTGCATCCTAAAGCTACTTAAACAAATCAATACTTAAAGTATAAAAATGACTGTAACTACTCGTTTTGGAAGAACCGTGAAGAAGCCTGTTCTTTATGTACCCCCCGAAGAAGTTCTCGAGGATGACTACGCTTCTGATGAACACGATTCTGTCATTGATTCTGATATAGACACGGAGGATGAAGAGGAGTACAGCTCCGATGAGGATGACTACGACGACGATGCCGATGAAAATGGTAATCTCAAAGATTTTGTAGTGGATGATGAGAGTGAAAGTGAGGAAGAAGACGCTTAAAAAAAACAAAAACTATATTAGAAAATGGAAACTGACATAGGCAATCCTATTGAGTATAATCCAAATCTCGACCCTTTAAATCAGGAGAAAGATGAAGATAATAAACATGAAGAACAATATTATTTTCATCCAAATGAAATGAATTATCCACCACCACCTCCACCCCAGAGCGACAAGTTTGATTTATTCGCAAACATCGATAAGCAGACTTGGATTATCGCATTCGCCGTCTTTCTTTTGGGCTTTTTCATGGGTAAGACGATGCAGCCCG